GCTCGCTCGCCGCCACCACCCCCCCCCCCGGCTCGACTCGCTCGCTTCGCTCGCTCGTAGATTGGATAGAGGTACCAAGACCTCTATGAACTTTGAACTTTCTTGTTAATTCTATTTGCTTGATAATTATAGGAGTCTCTATATACTTAGTAATATATAAGGTTTTATATATAAGTAAGGCAGAAATACTTTTGCTTTATTTAAAACATATCTGAAAAAATTTTACGAAATTTTTTTTCGAATGCACTATGGACATAAATAAATTAAAAAAGTTTGAGAAATTACCACCTGATGTAAAAAGACAATTAGCTTTATATATGGCTAAGTGGAAAGATAAAAAAAAACAAGCTGACATTAAAAATGACTTCATGGCTTTTGTTAAACATGTTTGGCCAGATTTTATTGAAGGTAGACATCACAAACAAGTTGCAGATAAATTTAATGATATTGCAGATGGTAAAATTAAACGTGTTATAATTAATATGGCACCCAGACATACTAAGTCTGAATTTGCATCTTATCTATTACCCGCCTGGATGGTAGGTAGAAATCCTAAATTAAAAATTATTCAATCTACTAATACAACTGAATTATCTGTAAGGTTTGGACGTAAAGCAAAAGCTTTAATGGATACTCCAGAATATAAAGAAATATTTCAAACAAGACTCAAGGAAGATAGTCAAGCTGCCGGCAAATGGGAAACACAACAAGGTGGAGAATATTATGCTGCTGGTGTTGGTTCTGCTATTACTGGTCGTGGTGCCGATCTTTTAATTATTGATGACCCTCACACTGAACAAGATGCAATGAATGCACAAGCATTGGATAGAACTTATGAGTGGTATACATCTGGTCCACGTCAACGTCTTCAACCTGGTGGAACTATTATAATTGTAATGACAAGATGGAATGAAAAAGATTTAACAGGTAGATTAATTAAAGCACAAAAAGAAGCTAAAGCAGATCAATGGGAACTTATTGAGTTTCCTGCTATCATGCCAAATGATAAACCCCTGTGGCCGGAATATTGGAATCTAAAAGATCTTGAATCAGTTAGAGCATCAATTCCATTATCAAAATGGAATGCACAATATATGCAAAACCCAACAGGAGATGAAGGTGCATTAATCAAAAGAGAATGGTGGAAAAATTGGGAAGGTGATCTTCCTCCTTTAGAACATGTTATACAATCTTATGACACAGCATTTATGAAAAAAGAAACTGCAGACTATTCTGCTATTACCACCTGGGGTGTATTTCATCCAACTGAAGATTCGGGTCCTTGTTTAATGTTAGTAGATTCTCTTAAAGGCCGTTACGAGTTTCCAGAATTAAGACGTGTTGCACTAGATCAATATGGATACTGGCAACCAGAGACAGTGATTATAGAAGGCAAAGCATCCGGGCTCCCTCTGACTTATGAATTAAGAAAAGCAGGTATACCTGTAATTAATTTTACACCATCACGTGGTAATGATAAACATACTAGAGTTAATTCTGTCTCACCATTATTTGAGTCTGGTAAAATATATGCTCCACAAGATATGGAATTTGCACAAGAAGTAATTGAAGAATGTGCAGCTTTTCCTTACGGAGACCATGATGACTTAGTCGATTCTATGACTCAAGCAGTGATGAGATTTAGACAAGGTGGATTAATTGAACACCCTGAAGATTATGAAGATGAACCTTTACAACAGACTCCAAAAGTGTATTATTAGTAATTATGGCAATAGACGAAAACGACCCAAGATTAAAAGACATGCTCAGAGCTATTGAGCTGGGTGATATACCTGAAGATTTACCGGCCGACCCTGAAGATTATGATGATATGGGTGGTATTAAATCTTTAGATAGAGGTGCGCCATCAATTAAAATGGCATCAGAAACAGGTGCAGAAGAATTTGAATTAGAACTGGGTACAGTTATATCTGAATACAATGATTTAAAATCAAAAGGTGATCCAGCTGTTAGAGATATTTCTTTAGAACAATACATTGATATGTACCTTTCTAAAAAGAAAATGATGGAAGAGAATAGAGCTATGGCTATGGGTGGTGGTATGATGAGAATGAATTATGCTGATGGTAATCCTGAAAAACTTTATGATAATGTTTTTGATGCTAGAGAAGCAGCAGATAATGAAGATAGAGCAAATATTAGAGATATGGCAAAAACAAGTATTCCAGTTAAGAAAACAAATAATTCAATAGATTTAGATATTGAAGCAATCAAAAAATTAATTGAGAAAAGAAAAAAAGAAAAGAAAAAACTAGCTATGGGCGGTATCGCAGGAGTCCTGTAGTGCCTGACAAAGCTCCACCTAAAAAACCTAAAAACTTTACAAAAATGTTAGACATGCTTAACAGTGAAGCAGCTGTTAATACTTTGTCTCCAAAAACTTATGCTGACATGGTTGGTATATTTTCAAGGAAAGCATATGTAAATGGAGAGCTAGAATTAGATGAGTATTTAAGAATTGTTAAACCATTATTTGGTGAAACAGGTGAAAAGGTAACAAAGAAAATAGACGACTATAGAACCAATATGTTAGATGGTGGAGATACAGAATATAATGCAATGGTTACAGGTAAGTATATTGAACTAGGTGGTCAAGAAGGAACTGGTATGGATATAGATACATTTGCAGAAAAATATTTTCCTAAATTTGCTGATGGCGGCCGAGCACAATTTGGTACAGGCTCCCTGGATCCTGATGCAGAATTAAGTAAAAGAGTAAAAGAACTTATGGACGACGAAGAGAATCCTTTATCATTTGGTGAAGCAGTAAAACAAGCAATGAAGGAAACAAGAAAAGATCAAGGTAATGGTACAATGCCTAAATCTGAAAAATGGATGAGAGATTATTTCTTCGATGGTAAAGGTGGATATGATGATAGAATGTCATATAAAGAATTTGCCTTAGGACCAGGACAAGAATTATACAAAAAATTAGGTAATGACTAAAAGGCTTACTAGAACAATTCCTCCGGAATCAGGGCCCATGCCTCAGGGGTTGAATATTAATTATAATGGTGTTAAACAGATAAAACTTACGGAGAAAAAATATAATGGCAGATATAGACAAAGCACTTCCAAACGAAGTTCGAAAAACAGTTAGCATTCCTGGTGAAGAAGAACTTCAAGAAGAGATTAGTGAAGAAATTACATCACTTGAAGAATCACCTGATGATCTTGAAGTTTTAGAAAATGAAGATGGATCAGTAGATATAAATCTTGATCCTGCTGCAGCATCTCCAGAAGGTGGTGATGAACATTATGCAAACTTAGCAGAATTTTTACCCGATGATGTACTTGGAAGATTAGCATCAGATTTATCTAGTAAGTATCAAGATTACACTTCTTCAAGAAAAGATTGGGCACAAACTTACACTCAAGGTTTAGACCTTTTAGGTTTTAAATATAATAATAGAACAGAACCTTTCGCAGGAGCATCCGGTGCAACTCACCCAGTTCTTGCAGAAGCGGTAACACAGTTTCAAGCATTAGCTTATAAAGAATTATTACCAGCAGATGGACCAGTTAGAACTCAAGTAATGGGTTTATCTACACCAGAAAAAACTCAACAGGCTAGCAGAGTAAAAGATTTCATGAACTACGAGTTAATGGAAAAAATGAAAGAGTATGAACCAGATTTTGATCAGTTATTATTTAACTTACCATTAGCAGGTTCTGCTTTTAAAAAAGTCTATTATGACGATATGGAACAAAGAGCTGTAAGTAAATTTGTTCCTGCAGATGATTTAATTGTTCCGTACACAGCTACCTCATTAGATGATGCGGAAGCAATTATTCATCGTGTTAAAATTTCTGAAAACGATTTAAGAAAACAACAGGTTGGAGGTTTCTATAAAGATATAGATATAGGAAGACCTGGAGATAAAGAAACTGAAGTTGAAAAAAAAGAAAGAGAACTAGAAGGAGTAACAAGAACTACAAACGAAGATGTTTATACATTATTAGAATGTCATATTGATTTAGATCTTGAAGGATTTGAAGACATGAATCAAGAGACTGGTGAGCCAACAGGAATTAAAGTCCCATTTATTGTTACACTTGAAGAAAATTCACGAGAAGTTTTATCTATTAGAAGAAACTATGAAATAGGTGATGCAATGAAAAAGAAAATTAATTATTTTGTACACTTTAAATTTTTACCAGGTTTAGGTTTTTATGGTTTTGGTTTAATTCACATGATTGGTGGATTATCAAGAACTGCAACTTCTGCATTAAGACAATTATTAGATGCAGGAACACTATCAAATTTACCTGCAGGATTTAAAATGCGTGGTATTAGAATTAGAGATGATGCACAATCAATTCAACCTGGAGAATTTAGAGATGTAGATGCACCTGGTGGAAATTTAAGAGATTCATTTATGATGCTTCCATTTAAAGAACCTTCAGCTACATTATTAAATCTAATGGGTATTGTTGTACAAGCTGGGCAAAGATTTGCATCAATTGCAGATTTACAAGTTGGTGATGGAAATCAACAAGCTGCAGTTGGAACAACAGTAGCTTTATTAGAACGTGGTTCTAGAACCATGTCTGCAATTCACAAAAGAATTTACTCTGCTCTTAAAAATGAATTCAAACTTTTAGCTAGAGTATTCAAGTTATATCTACCATCGGAATATCCGTATGATGTAGTTGGGGGTCAAAAAACGATTAAACAATCTGACTTTGATGATCGAGTAGATATATTGCCAGTTGCTGACCCTAACATTTTCTCACAGACACAGCGTATTTCACTTGCGCAAACTGAACTCCAACTGGCACAATCTAACCCACAGATGCATAATATGTATCAATCATATAGAAATATGTATGAAGCTTTAGGTGTAAAAAATATTGATTCAGTTTTAATTAAACCAATGCAACCAATGCCAAAAGATCCGGCGTTAGAACATATTGATGCTTTAGGTGGAAAACAATTTCAAGCGTTTCCAGGTCAAGATCATAGAGCTCATATCACAGCTCACTTAAATTTTATGGCAACTAACATTGCTAGAAATAATCCAATGATCATGGCAAGCTTAGAAAAAAATATTTTTGAACATATTAGTTTAATGTCTCAAGAACAAATTGAGTTAGAGTTTAGAGATGAATTAATTCAGTTACAACAAATGCAACAGATGGCTCAACAAAATCCACAAATGGCTCAACAAATGCAAATGCAAATTCAACAGATGACTCAAAAAATTGAAGCAAGAAAAGCTCAATTGATTGCTGAGATGATGGAAGAATTTATGAAGGAAGAAAAAGAAATTACTTCACAATTTGACAATGATCCTATTGCAAAACTAAGAGCAAGAGAATTAGACCTTAGAGCAATGGAAAATGAACGTAGAAAAGAACAGGATCAAGAAAAAATTGACCTTGATAAAATGAAAGCTATGATGAATCAATCAAATCAAGAAGAAAAACTTGAACAAAATGAAGATTTAGCTAATTTAAGAGCTGATACATCAATTCAAAAAACTGTTTTAAGTAAAACTTTGCCTAATGCAAAAGATATGATGCCAAATGTCGAAATTATTCGTAGTGGAAACGAATAATAATGACAAAATAGTAAAAAAAGGTTACTATAAATTAACTAAGGAGAAAAATTATGGATAAATTAGATAAAATTGTTGAAATCAAGTCAGAAGACAAAATGAATCTTGAAATTGACCCTAGATCTAAGACTACAGCAGATGGTGCTTTCAACTACGTCGCAAAAGGTGAAGAAGTTGAAGTAAGAGGCACTAAAAGAATGCTGAAAGAGAAGTCTAAAAAAGCTAGATGGATCTAACATGTGGTTTTCGGCAATTAAATTAGCCGTCTCTGCTGGTAGTAAGATTTATGCTAACAAGCAAAAGACTAAAATGGCAATGTCAGACGCACAGTTAATGCATGCATCTCGTATGGCCGAAGGAAAAGAAGCTTACCAAGGAAAATTGCTAGAAGCTCGTCAAAATGATTATAAAGACGAATTTATTTTATTAATTTTGTCTGCGCCAGTATTAATTTTGGCCTGGGCAGTCGTAAGTGAGGACCCAACAGCGATGGACAAAGTAAAATTGTTTTTTGAGATGTTTTCTGAGCTTCCAAAATGGTTTACAAATCTTTGGATACTTGTAGTGGCGAGTGTTTATGGTATAAAGGGAACACAAATATTTAAAAACGGAGGAAAAAAATAATGAGAAAAAAATTTGGTAATGGTGGTAATGGTTTAACTAAAGCACAAAAAACTTTACCCCCTGAGTTAAAGAAAAAAATTTTAATGGCTAAAAGTAAAAAGAAAAAACCTAAATCAAAATCAATGATGAAAAAAGCAATGGGTATTGCATAATGGCAAAACTCTGTGCAAAAGGAAAAGCAGCCGCTAAAAGAAAATTTAAAGTATATCCTTCTGCATATGCTAACATGTACGGTTCAGCCGTATGTTCAGGTAAAGTTACACCAGGTGGTAAAAAGAAAACTAGAAAAAAAGCTGCTAATGGTGGTTTAATGACAATGGATAATTATTATCAAGGTCTTGTCTAATGTCTTTAAGAAAATGGGTATCGGAGAAATGGGTAGACATTGGAGCACCAAAGAAGAAGGGCAAATATCAACCATGCGGAAGATCAAAGGGGAGCAAGAGAGCATATCCAAAATGCGTTCCACTTGCAAAAGCCACACGGATGACAAAAGGACAAAAGGCATCTGCTGTCAGCAGAAAAAGATCAGCAGGTAATCCTGGAGGAAAGCCAACTAACGTTGCAACATTTACAAAAAGAAAAAAAGCATCTACTGGTGGTAAAATGCAATCATATAATGGTCCAGCAATTAACTCTAATTATGGTGGAGTAAATTTAAATAATTCATCTTATGCAAAATACTACAAAGGTATGATTTAATGAATTTAGAAAAAGATTTAAAAGAATTAAGAAGACAAAAGCAATTAAAAGAATCTGCTATTGCTCAACTTAGAAAAAGAAGTAAAGACTCTAATGCTAGACCTAGAGCAGAAAAAAATATGTTATCTAATAATCCAAATTTACAAAAAATCTAATGGCTATTAGAAAAACAACAAAAGGACCTGGAGCAAATTACAGACCAACTAAATCTGGAGCTGGAATGACTACCAAAGGTGTAAAAGCTTATAGAGCAGCCAACCCTGGATCAAAATTAAAAACTGCTGTAACAGGTAAAGTTAAAAAAGGTTCAGCTGCTGCAAAACGTAGAAAGTCATATTGTGCAAGGTCTCTTGGACAACTTAAAAGATCTTCTGCTAAGACTCAAAACGATCCTAATTCAAGAATAAGACAAGCTAGAAGACGTTGGAAATGTTAGACAAATTTATATATAGTTTTTTTGGAATTTTAGATAGTATGTTTTCTAAATTAGAAACATATGCTATAAAAGTTACTGAGTGGTGTTGGCATTCAAGAGTTAATTTATTACATAAAAGGAGAAAGAAAAATGTTAAATGAAGAACTAATAATACTAAATAAACTACAAAAACATCTTAAAGAATCTTATCGAGATATTGGAGATTCCATGATTGGCGGTGGTATTGACAATATGGAAAAATACAAGTATATGATGGGACAGGCACATGCCTATTTAAGAATATCACAGGAAATATCAGCCCTGCTAAACCCTAAGAAGGAGAAAAAAAATGATACTGAAAGATCAGAAAACGTCATCGACTTCGGAAAAACCGAAAGTTAAATCAGCTTTATTAGATAAGTATGATGATGATCATAAAAAAGAAGTAGACGGTTACGAACGTCTTAAAACAAAAGAATCAAATAAATTACCTAGACCAACAGGATGGAGAATATTAGTTCTACCATTTAAAATGCCTGAAAAAACTAAAGGTGGATTAATTTTAGGACAGGACACTTTAGAAAGACAACAAGTAGGTTCTACTTGTGGTTTGGTTCTTGAAATGGGACCACATTGTTATGATAAAGAAAAATTTCCTGAAGGACCTTGGTGTAAAAAAGGTGATTGGATAATTTTTGCAAGATATGCAGGATCAAGAATACAGATCGATGGTGGGGAAGTAAGATTGCTAAATGACGATGAAGTTTTAGCAAGCATCGATAACCCCGAAGATATACTTCATCAATATTAATCATAGTAACACTAGGAGGAAACTATGCCAGACTTAAATAATAATAAAGTCGATATAGATACATCAGGACCAGCAATGGACGTTGATATAGTTGAAGAAAAAGATTCAACTGAAATTCAACAACCTGAAATAAAAGAAGAACCAACAATAAGACCTGTTGAAGATGAAACAGTACCTGAAGATAAGACTCATGAAAATGAACGTGAAGTTAAATTAGAAGAAAATGTTTCAGAAGAAAAAAAAGAAGAACCACAAAAAGATGAACTTCAAGATTATTCGGATAGTGTTCAAAAAAGAATAGCTAAACTGACTAAAAAATGGAGAGAAGCAGAACGTCAAAAAGATGAAGCTTTAGTTTATGCTAAATCAGTTTTAACTGAAAAAGAAAAAGCAGAACAAAAACTTTCTAAAATTGAACCAAGTTTATTAAAAACTACAGAAGATAGTATTAGATCTGGTTTAGAATCTGCAAAAGCAAAATTAACTGCAGCAAGAGAAGCTGGAGATATTAATGCTGAAGTTGAAGCTCAATCTTTAATTTCTGAATACGCGTATAAACAAGCTAGATTCACTGAAGCAAAAGTTGAACAAGAGCTATATGCAAAAAGAAAAGAAACAGAAGTTCAACAACCTCAAGTTAATTTACAACAAAGACAAGAAGTAGCTAGTGGTACACCTGATCCAAAAGCTGAAACATGGGCTCAAAAAAACTCATGGTTTGGCCAAGATTCAGCTATGACCTACACTGCTTTTGATCTTCATAAGAAATTAACAGAACAAGAGGGTTTTGACCCAAGTAGTGATGAGTATTATTCTGAAATAGATAGAAGAATAAGACTTGAATTTCCACAGAAATTTGCTACAACAGAACCTAAGGAAACGGCCAAACCTGTACAGACAGTTGCATCTGCAAAAAGAAGTACTAATTCTGGTCGCAAAACTGTGAGGCTCACACCATCACAGGTAGCAATTGCTAAAAAATTAGGTGTGCCACTCGAAGAGTATGCGAAACAATTAAATATCACGAAGGAGGTATAAGCATATGGAAAATAGTAACGATAAAAGAACCTCGCGTGCGAGTCAAACTAGAGAAAAAACAGCTCATAAAAAAGTTTGGACTCCACCATCAAGTTTAGATGCACCCCCTGCACCAACAGGATTCATTCACAGATGGATAAGAGTTGAATCTATGGGATTCCAAGACACTAAGAATGTTTCTGGAAGAATTAGATCAGGATACGAATTAGTGAGAGCTGATGAATATCCAAACTCAGAATTTCCAATTGTGGACGATGGTAAATTTAAGGGAGTGATCGGAGTTGGTGGCCTTGTGCTAGCAAGGGTACCGGAAGAGATTGCGCAACAACGAGCAGACTACTATAAAAAGCAGGCTGAAGATAACGTTGATGCAGTTGATAACGATCTTATGAAGGAACAGCACCCAAGTATGCCTATCAATATTGATAGACAGACTCGTGTAACTTTCGGTGGCTCAAAGAAGGGTTAATTTTTTAACAATTCCTAACCGCCGGATAAACTAATAAAATGTCTATAAGGAGGACACAACTATGGCTAATAAAGATAGCGCGTTCGGTTTAAGACCGGTCGGAAAAGTTGGTCAGAATAGAGACAACCAAGGTTTATCTGAATACTCAATAGCTGCTAATGCAACTGCGATTTATTTTAATGACGCAGTTGAGATGGCAAACACAGGTACAATTACTGTAGCTGCCGCAGCTGATGTGTTATTAGGATCACTTAATGGTGTTTTCTTTACTGATGCAACAACAAGCAAGCCCACTTATGCGAATCATTTAAACGCATCCAACACTGCAACTGATATTGTTGGATTCGTATCTGATGACCCGTATGAGAGGTTTGAAATACAAAGTGCTGGTACACCTGCTCAAACCAATATTGGTAATTGTGCAGATATAGTGTATGCAGCCGGTAGTTCACCAAACTTTGTTTCAGGTGTAGAAATTTCTGGAACAATGGCTGCGGGAACTGCGCAACTAAAAATAATCGGTGTTTCAAAAGACGTTGATAACGATGAGTTAGGTTCAGCTAATACGAACTTAATTGTTAGTATTAACGAACATTTCTTGAAACAAACCGCAGGTATCTAAGGAGGATAACTATGGCGATATCACGAGGACAACTAGTTAAAGAACTAGAGCCAGGTTTGAATGCTTTATTCGGCCTGGAATACAAACGTTATGAGAATCAGCATGCTGAAATCTATACGACGGAATCTTCAGACAGAGCGTTTGAAGAAGAAGTTATGTTATCAGGTTTTGCAAATGCTTCAGTTAAAGCTGAGGGTGCTGGCGTAAGTTTCGACAATGCACAAGAAACTTTTACTGCTAGATACACTCACGAGACTGTTGCATTAGCGTTCGCAATCACTGAAGAAGCGATTGAGGATAACCTATATGACAGACTTGCGTCTAGATATACGAAAGCACTTGCTAGATCTATGGCGAACACTAAACAAGTTAAGTCAGTGGTACCTTTAATTCAAGGTTTACCAACTAACAATAACTTCAATTCAGGTGACGGTGTTAGTTTATTTAACACAGCTCACCCTACAATTGCAGGGACAGTAGCTAATACTTTAGCAGTACAAGCTGACTTAAACGAAACATCACTAGAGCAATCTTTAATCGACATTGCTGCAATGACAGACGAAAGAGGTCTGAAAATTGCTGCAAGAGGTGTTAAAATGATTGTACCTAGTGAAAACCAGTTCAATGCTGAAAGACTTATGAAGTCTCAAGGTAGAACTGGAACTGCAGATAATGACATTAACGCTATTGCGTCAATGGGAATGGTTCCTCAAGGTTACAGAGTGAACAATTTCTTAACTGACCCAGATGCGTTCTACATCATTACTGACGTGCCAAATGGTATGAAGTACTTTGACAGAGCGCCGATTAAAACGGCTATGGAAGGTGACTTTGATACTGGTAACGTAAGATACAAAGCTAGAGAAAGATACTCTTTTGGAGTTTCTGACTATAGAGGTATCTTCGGTGTTGAAGGTGTTTAATCACTAATTAAAATATTTGAGGCGGACATAGTTCCGCCTCATTTAGAAAGTAAGATAACAAATCCATGAAAAAATTTATAGTTACCATAATCGCTTACAATCATTACGCAAAATTTAAAGTATCATCTAATGATGATGCAGTTTCCCTTGAACAAGCCATAGTTGACAAACTAGGACAAAATGTTATAAAATGGGAAAATCTCGGAGACAAAATGTTTGGATCTGAGAGATATAGAATAACTTATGAGGAAGTTATATATGACGATGCAACCACACATCCAGGATCTTTACAACAAGAAAAAATCACTGGATCTCAAATGGGAGCAAGAACATCTTAACGAGGGTAAATATACTCTTGATATGGTGAGGATAGACGACGAAGTAAAAAAGATTGTTTTACATATTAAGTCTGCAGAAGCAAAAGAAGCTCATTTGCAGAATAAAGTCGAGGCTATCGCTCCTACAGTTTCAGTAGCTACTTAATAAAAAGCTACATCGTTGGAAAAATTCACTCCACATTACAGGCTCTCTTGCACTCTACTTAAAAGTAGTGTAGTAATTAATTACTATACATAAATAATAAACATAAATGTAGACGCGTATAGTCGACAACCCCTAGGGACTACATTTAAAATATCTAGGAGGATATTAATATGGCTAATACAACATTTACAGGACCGGTAAGATCCGAAAACGGATTCCAGTCTGTAGTAAAAAACCTATCAACAGGTGTTTATACA